GTTGTTCCCCGGGTTTTCTTAACTAGTTTGTTACTAGTGTTCTTTTGTTACTAGAACGTGTGTAGTGTTGTTAACACTTCATGCGGTAACTTCGCAGTATTGACGTGTGTCGTCGAGTCTTAAATGTCCTTATTTTCACAGTGCGTGAATCTGAACGGTTAATTGCCAGTAAGGAATAGGATCAGGTGTCCCGCGACTATATGTCGCGTTGCTTGAGCTGTGTGCTTGTTGCGATTAATTTGTATATTAATTTAGATAGGATAGTCTCCTGGAAGGAATTGTAGTTGGGTACTCCGTGGTGGATTTTATTTGCCACGTATAGGCGTTTGTCATTCTCTACGTAAAAGAGATGTAGCGGTGGTGTAACCTTGTTAAAATTATACACCTCTCACAATTGTGGATTTGCCCTTTTGTGTTATAGCTGCGGAAACTTGTCTTCGTCGATAGTGTAAGGAAACTAGCTGTCGGCAAGAGGAAAGATTCGCCAATTTACTTTCGGATATTATTTTATTAGACTTTCTCTTAAATTTGGGCGTAGAACGGGAGCAGAGAAGGCTCCTTATATTCGCTCGGTATAACTACACCCACCGACTAATTGTCGTACAAATGGTAGAAATATATTTTATTGTTGTGTCCTAGTTGGAAGAACAATAGACATTTCAGAACGACTTACGAGTTTATTATGAAATGAAATTTTAATTAATTAAACATATGATGGAACCTCAAAGGACAAGGTGTTGTGGTGGGACTCTCACTGACCCTTTTAGGCGTCAGTAAGAGTATAGTTATTGAGAAAGTCCTTATTATCACCATATTAAGGACTTCTCAATCTATACTTTTACTGTTTTGGAAAATGTTCATTTTTGAATATTTTTGTAGCCAGGCACTTCAATGTGTCTGGGAGTTTTTAGGCGTAAGCGTATCTCGGGGAGATTACGTTTTTGTGGACCCATTTGATGGGTTGGCAGGTGCCATGCTTGGCCCATTGGGTTACATGTTGACGATATGTGTCCTCATTGGCACATGGTACTTTTGGATTGGACGAAAGTTTGAATCCGTTCGAATCTACTATTGTAGGTTTCGAAGTTGGTGGTTGTGGACCTATGGGTTCAGTTGTGGCTCAATTTTTTGTTTGACTGGTATTTTGAGCGATCTTGTTCGTGATGTGTGGAAGGGAATGTTTTTTCTTCCTTCATATCTCGTTGATCTCTGGTACCGTTTTAGGAGATTTTGTTATAATTGCACCAATACTGAGTGGTTGCGTATTCATTTCATTGAACATAGTGAACGTGGAACTCGAATTTTCAATTTCGCTTCCTTTCTCTTGTGGAGATTTGGTTATTGGATTGGATCTATTTTCAGCGTTCCTAATGTAGCTGCTAGTGTGTCTACTTTTTCTGTTAGTAGTGCTGCAGCAATGTTTGTTAAGTTTACTTGGATGCAGATTATTACTAGATTTTCAATTGCTTTTGGTGTGTGGTCTGTCTCTTATTATTATTGTCGGAAGGGAGTTACACAGTTGATGGAAAATGTGCGTAATAACTACCGTAAGGCCAATTTAAGTGATAATCCCTGGTACGTTAAATTTCCAGAAACGTGTTTTCTTCAAATTGTGAATGCGTCTTTTATTATGCCATCTGCCGTTCATTGGCAGTTTTTGGGATTCATTCTTGTGGCACTCTCCGGACAATTTATGAGTGATGTGAATGTAGTGGCATTTGCTCTTATTCTTTCTTCAGTTTACTTGATTACGGCCCCTTGGAGAGAGGAGCCAATTAAGCGGAATTTGCCAGGTGGTGGTCTCTATTTTGGGATTTATGAGTGGTTTTGCAAATGGGATTGGTTCAATTGGAGAACCTGGCCTGCGATTTTCATTCATGTTGTTACTGATTACAATGCTGATTTGGGGTTTCTTGTACATATTCTTTGGAACTCCTTAATTGTCTTTGTGTACATTATTCCGAATTTGTTTACTCTAGCCAGGGGCATTGTAGAGACTATGGAGGAAGAAGATGTGCCACAATTCCAATCGAAAGATTTAGTGCTTCAGTCTCGTCAGAAAGAGGAAAGGATTTCTCTTCTTCATTCACGTAAGATTTATAAAGAGGACAAGGCTTGTATTCATGAAAATGGTTTTTGTATTCCTGTGAGCGATAGGAATACTATTAATGCATTTTTGGATGCTAAAAATAGGCGTGAGAAGAATGAGATTCGTGATATGTGCGGAAATCGTAAGAAGCTTCAAGATTTGTTTGATAAGTTTGGTATGAGGCCGAGACTTAGAGATTATTTTGTTGAGGTGTTCGCTGAGAAAGTTCTTGCAGAAAGTAAGTGCAATTTTTCTCACAGAGCAGAGTTGCAATCTGATTTTGATTTGGTGAAATTGATAAATTCTCCAGATTGCAAGCAAGTTATCCAAGTTTATTTGGCTGCTAAGTCGTTATACGAGAAACGAATTAGCGATGCCGTGATGCAACTTGGAGTTGCGTTTGATCTTGAGAAGTTGCTTGCGTATATGAAGTGGAAAAAGGAGGAGTTTCTTGATTGGTTAGCTAGTTTTGCGGATACTGACGATCCGGATAAACCAGTTGATCCTACTGATGTGGAGGAAAAAGCGGAATCACAGAATCATGAGGAAGATACGGTTTTTAAAGAATGGGAGCGTACTGTAGCTAAGATGTTGCCTACTTATGTTACGAAGTCCAAGCTTTATTCACGAGTTGCCTCACTGGCGGTTGCCTTGATTGCGATGGCTTATATTCCAACCGTTGAATCTACTAAACCTTTTCTCCGCTCTCTTAATTCACTTATGGACATTACTAAGAAGTTAACCATTGTCGGGTTAGTGTTTAGTATTATCAACACCATAAGGGAAGGTGTAATGAAGTATTATTCTTCAGGTGATTTTAGGGATTTCTTTGTCCCAATCAAGGAGATAGCTATTCAACGTGAAATGAGAGAGTTGTGTTATTCACGACATGCGTTGCGTGAAGGGATAATTCATCTGGAGGAGAGAGTTGCAAAGACTGAAAAGTTGATTAAGGAGTCTGATTATATCACCAATCATGACGTTGGGATTTTGCGTCTTAAACTTAACCAACAACTTGAGAAGGATAAGATGACTCTTGTCTCACAAAGGTTGCGTAAGATGCCTTTCCCTGTAGTAATAGTTGGCAATCCAGGTGTTGGTAAGAGTGTTTTGCAAGAAGCTGTTAAGGCCGTTAGTGCGGTGGTGAATGGGCATGATCCTCAGGAGCAAGGTACTACGTTGACGTGGGATATCAACGTTAAGTATAATTCAGCCCCCGAACGTTGTTTAGGTGTGGTTTTTAATGATATTCCACCAAATACTATGGATTTCACCAAGACTGATCGGTTACCACCTGAGGTTATTTTCCAACAAGTTATTGACCATATTCCGGTTGCTCCGCGAGCTGCTAGCATTGAAGATAAGAACAATTTCATCTGTCCAGAGTTTGTCTATATAACGTCTAATGATCATTCTCACAAGCATAGTACTGACCCTTCGAAGTTGAAAAGAAGGTTTGGTCTTGGAGAGATTTACGAGATGTATTATGTTAATGAAAATGGAGATGAAATGCAACCTGACCAGTGTACCAAGCTTGATGATGCTCAGCGTACCAATGCCACCCGTTTTGCTCCAATGCGGGTAGAGGTCAGTGGGACGCATCTGACATATCGCCGTTATAACTATTTGGAACCGCCGCGGGCTACGAATGGAATAACGATGACGCAATTTCTTAAGCAGCTAGAGTCTGATATGATTGATCATAAGCGTAAGCAAGAGGAGAAGATTAAGCGTCTGACTGACGCTGCACAGCGGTGTTCTTGTGGGATTCCGCGTATGTTCCATGAGACTGATGGCGAAAATGCTATGATCGGCATTGGTCCTCGGTGTAATCCGGTGTCTCAGGCTAATGAAGACGTTGTAGTTGTACGTAGTGTTGAGCAAGAATCCAGAGTAGCGTTTGAAGTTTTGATTTTGCTATTTTCTGGTGGTTTCTTGGGGTGTAGATTGGCAGACTCTTGGAATGTTTTTGTTTTACATTTGTTTCTTATGTTCCTAGCTGTTGTGACTTATTATTCTAAATGTTGGCAAGGCGGCCATTTTGAGTTGTTCTTCGCTGGAATTTCCGGGCTTTTTAGTTCTGTTTGGTGGTCACCAACTGTGATGTGGGTTTACATGCCAGGTTTGGGCTTAATGCCCTTGTTAGCTGTTAGTGGCCGACTAGTTATGAGTTGGTCTAAGGAGAGGTGGAGTTCTATGGTTTTCCTCACTATATTTGGTGGACTTAGTGGATTGTTGCTATCAGTAGTTATTAATCTTATGAAGTGTGCTGAGACCATTAAACAGGAGCAAGTCGTTAATGTTGTAGTTGAAGTCACTGAAAAAATTACTGGAGTTAGATCTGTTAAAGTAGAGTATGAGAGGTTTGCCCAGTGGATCCGTAAGACGTGGCCGAAGTTGTTGGTTACCGTTTCCATCTTGGCTGCACTCAAATGTTTGAATGATTGGTATTTTGAAAAGACTGGAAAGGATGCATTCCTTCAGTCTGCTCAGTTTGATCGTTCAAAGATTTCTGTTCCTGTCAAACATCTAGCTCCAGAGCATTATGTGCAGTATAACGGAGAGAGACCCGAGGGGTGGAAGAAGGTAAATCCAGTTTATGTTACTCCACTTGTAAAAGGCGTTGCGCAGGAAGACTTGATTACGAAGATTAAAGCCAATATGTTGGAACTTGTATTTTCTACCGTCAATGGTAAGCCATGTTCAAGTCACGTTTTGAAGATTAGCCAGACTAGATTCATAGTTAATTACCATGTCATTGCAAAACTAATTAAGCTTGAGGGTAAAATTAGTGGTAAGAGTCATAAGGATATTATGATTCTAGTTAGTGAAATGGAAGGAGATGTACCGTTGTCTATGAGCTTTAATCTAAACGTTGTGGAACGTAAATTGGATGTTGCTTTTGTTAATTCACCATTGGGAGGCGTAACTAAATTTAATCTTGAGGAGTACTTGTTGCCTAAGTATGTCCCGTTGGAAGATGATGGAGTGTTAGTTTTTCCGAAGCGAGTCGAGAAGGTTGTCATTACAAGAGCGCGTGTGATGGTGCCGGATCCAGTAGTTGGAGACTATGAAGTGATTGGTTATGAGCACACTTATAACAGCAAACCTGGTGACTGCGGCTCAGTTTTGTGTGCGAACATTTCTGGGTCTTGGGTCATTATTGGCATTCACTCTTATGGTTTTGCGACGAAGGGTATTGGCGGTGCATGTGCTATTAATTATAATGGAGAACCATTGAAAGATTATTTCCCTAAGATCAATGATGTTGTGATTGCTGAGAATGGTGTGGTGCTTGGTCCGTTATCAGGAAAGTCTCATCTATTTGAAGCTGAGAAGTCGCGAGACTTATTGATTCATGGAAGTTCTGGTACAAAAAATGGACCTATGAAGACGAGTATCGAAGAAACTATCTGGCATTCTTACTTTGAGCCTCGTATTTCTAAGAGGTTCTCGCCGCCCATTAAAGCAGCTGGCATGCTGGATGGAGAATTTAGATCGGCGTTTTTGTATACTCTAGACAACATCAACGCACCGTCGTTCTTTGATACTCAGATTCTGGAGGAAGTGGTGGACGCATATGTAGAACGTATGGAACAAGCGATCAAATTGTACAGAATTAAAGGTGGTGTGTTGTCTTATGAAGGGGCTATTAATGGGGTTGAAGGTACTCCTATTGGTAGTAGTCCACTTAACACCGCTACTGGCCCGTCTTGGAAAAGGTATAAAGATAAGTGGGAGATGTTTACGGAGAGCCCGCTCGGAACGTACACTTTGAATGATGATGTGTGCAAAGCCCTTGATGCTAATGAGGAAATTTTGGATAATTTCTGTGTGCCAGCTGTGAGGGTGTCCGCTAGTGTTAAAGATGAACTGCGTGAAAAGAGTAAGGTTGAAGCCTTTAAATTGCGAATCTTTGGTTGTTTAGATACAGACGATAACTGGACGTCTGCTAAGTATTTGAAACCAATCATTGCATTTTTCCTTAGTTTTCCTTATTTTAGTCGCGTTTTTGGTGGTATGAATGCGATGTCAGGCGAGTGGAATGATCTCTACAAGGCTCTTGTTCGTCTTGTGAATATCATTGAGATGGATTTTATCAAGTTCGATGTGTCTCATCTGTTGCAGATAGTTTTCTTTGTTGCGAAAATGATATACCGTGTTGCCATTGCGATGGGTTATTCTGAACCTGATGCGCATAAGTGTTTCCTTTTGGTGTTGGCTGAATTTTTTGACTCTAGGGAGCATAATGGTGACCATTTCTTCAAAACCAAAGGATTAGTGTCCGGTGCATTGATTACTTTGTTAATAAATTCTTTGATCAATATTTTTCTTTTTATGTATGCTTTTCGGTTTTTGTCGCGTGAACGTGGTTTGAATTATCGAATGCGTGATTTCTTTAGTCTTGTGTTTAATGGAGCAGTGGGTGATGACTCCATTGGCGCCGTGAGTGACGAGATTAAAGAGTGGTATAACATGTTGTCTCTTGTAGACGTATTTAAACTGGTTGGATATGAGGCGACGGCCGGAGATAAGGGTAAGGTGCAACGGCCCTTTATCCCTATTTCGGAGGCGAAGTTCTTGAAGCGAGGATTCCGATGGTCTGCGGAACTGCAACAGTTTGTTGCACCTTTGGAGAAAGATTCAATCTACAAAGGCTTGTGTTGGCAAAGCAAGAATGCTGGAGTGACACCCAAAACGCGGTTGGGTGATGTGGCGACTAATGCCTTGCGAGAAATGTTTTTATGGGGTAAAGCGGATTTCGAGGTGTTGCGAGAAGAAGTTTTACGTCTCGCGGAGAAGGACGGAATTGTGGTTCGTCCTTTGGTGTTTGAAGAACTTGTGGAAGAGTATAAAACCCACGAGTTCTTTGTCTGGGACGCCTGAGTGGCGTCGCGGCCCTTCCTTTCCACTATGCCTTCGGGCAACCAGGGAGGAGGGTCGCTGCGTGGAATGCGCTTTATAAACCAGCGTGGAATGCGCTATATAAACCCCGGTCATGGTCAATGACCCCAGGTGAAAACAAAATGGCATTTACGTGTTGCCGGTCCAGCGAGTGTGGTAGTTGACCCTGCTGTTTGCGATGCGCACGTATCTCTTTAAAACAATTACCTATAGGTACCACCAGGGTAGGGTGGTATGCTGAATTCTACAAAGCCCGCAGAACTTAATAGAGATAATGTCACCAATAATTCCTCCGCTATTGGTGAAAATATGACAGGAGAAAACGAAGATACATTGACGGTTGTAATTCCGCTACAGGTTAAGGATTTAAATCCTTTCACAAGTGATGAGCTTAAGGCTTATCTCTCTCATCCTGTGCTTTTGCAACATGTTGATTGGACAGCTGCCCTAGCCGTGGGGCCTGTATTTTCTATGGATACCTTTGCAGGTTGGAAAGCTTCCGCTGCAATTGCTTCTAAAATTAAATATTTTCGTTATATCACGGGGACTCCGGTTTATAGAGTCAAATTCGATGGTTATCCGTACAATTACGGTAAAATGATTATGTGCATTGAGCCGAAAGGGGATATTGGGACGTTAGCTGATAATGGTACGCGTCCTTATTCCCCTCAAGGTGCCAGATCAATGATTCTTCCGCATCTAGATTTAGACCCAGCAGTCAAAACTGAACAGGAACTAAAGGTTCCTATGTGTTCACCTTTTGGTTGTTGGGAATTAGCCGCTAGTGCGAAGCAG